TTAATGAACACTGTTCGTAATGTAAGCAATGTTGCAGGAAGCGTTGTACGCTTTCAAAAAATCGGTACTGGAACAGCTTCAACTAAATCAAGAAATGGTATGGTAACTCCAATGGAACTAGCACATACTACAGTAGAAGCAACGTTAGCAGACTACTATGCTGCAGAATACATTGACAAGTTAGACGAACTCAAGACAAACATTGATGAGCGTCAAGCTATTGCAACTTCTGCTGCTGCTGCATTAGGTCGTAAGACAGACGAGATTCTTGTCACTGCGATGGATGCAGGTGCTAACTCAACTCAATTACATGATACAAGTAGTGCTGTTGAAAAAGCAGACTTGTTATCTGCATTTGAAACGTTTGGTACAGCAAACATTCCAGAAGACGGACAGCGTTATATTGCTATGCATCCTAAAGGTTTTGCCGATCTTTTCTTAATTGAAGAGTTTGCATCATCAGATTACGTAGGTGATCAGAACTTACCATACGCAGGTGGAATGACCATGAAGAACTTTCTAGGTTTTAACATCATGTCTACTTCTGCTATTACAGCAGGAAAGAACTTAGCGTATCACACAAGTTCTGTAGGTTTAGGTATTGGTGCTAATGTAACTACTGAGTTAAATTACGTACCAGAGAAAGTTTCTCACCTTGCAACTTCAATGATGTCCATGGGTGCTAGTGTCATAGATGACAATGGTATTTATGAACTTCTTGACAACAATTAATAGGAGGGTTTAATGGCTTATGCAGCAAGTGGTCTTACCAGAATTGGTGGAGATTCAAATGGTAACTTGTGGAGATATACAACCACAGATGCTATTGCAACTGTTAATACAGAGGGTTACTTTAATAGTGCAGCAAATATGTTAGCTATTCGTGATCTTGTAATAGTTCATGACACTAATGTGCCTACTACAAATTTTGTAACTGTTTTATCCAATACTGGAACAGTAGTTGACGTTTCAGACGGAACTGCTGTAGCAGAAACAGACGGCGACTAAAATAAATGGCATCAACGGCATCTGATTCAGCGTTGGACATTGCATCGAGAGCCTTAGTGCTCATCGGTGCAGAGCCAATTACTTCTTTTGAAAGCAGTTCAACTGAAGCATTGGTTGCGTCTAACATGTATGAAGATGTCGTTAGGTCATCTTTGTGTGTAGCAAGATGGAGGTTTGCGACAGAGCAAGCAGTGTTAAATCAACTGACAGACACTCCAACTGGTAGATTTGATATAGCACATCAACTCCCAAGCAATCTTCTTATGCTTCATGCAGTTACAATTAACGACAACAAAATTATATACACAGTATATGGCGACAAAATATTTTCAGACTCTACAACAAACGACACCTTAATAGCCGACTATACTTATAGAGCATCTGAGACAGACTTCCCATCTTACTTTTCCTTAGCTGTTCAATATTCATTGGCATCTGTATTTGCTACATCAATAGCTAGAGATGATAGGCTTATGGAGATGATGGAAGTAAAGGCAGAAAGGTTAATGGCTAAAGCAAGAAACCTTGACAGTCAGCAACAAACATCAAGAGGATTGACAACCACGAGGTTCAGAACAAATAGGTTGAGTTAATGGCAAGGATAAGAGTACCTCAAAATAGTTTTCAGTTTGGTGAGATAAGTCCGTCATTAACTTCAAGAACCGATACGGCTGTCTATAAGAATGCAGCAGAGAAAGTTCGTAACTTCTTTATACGTGGTGAGGGTGGCGTTTCCAAAAGACCGGGAACTAAACGTTGGCATAACTTTGCATCTGCTCCTGCTTATTCATCTGATCTAAGACAGACAGTAAGAATAGAACCATTTATATTTTCAGACGATGAACAATATATAATTGCATTTAGTAATACACGGATAGAAGTATTTCAAATCAATCCGTCTAATGGCAACATCAGTTCTATACAAGCTATTACATCACAGACTTGGTTAGTTAATACAACATCTGCACCATATCTTGAAGAGTATACCTTTGCTCAACAGGGTGACATTATGTTTATTGCTCATCAGACTGTTGCACCAAGAAAGCTTATACGTACAGGATTAACTACATTTACTGTAGAAACATATGCTTTTGAAGAGTCAGTAAATAGTGAGCATGTGTTTCAACCATACTATTCATTTCAAGACTTAGGTGTTACCTTATCATCTAGTGCAACTAGTGGTACGGGTGTAACTCTTACATCATCAGCAGATTACTTTACATCAGATCATGTTGGAGTTTACTTAAAGATAGGTGAAGCTGAAGTTAAGATTACTGGGTTTACAAATGCCACAACAGTTACAGCAACTATTTATGGAACACTAAGACAGCAGTTAGACAACGATGCATTGAAAGTTTCTGAGGGCAGTTCGACTGTTCAAGTGACTCATGCACTACATGGTTTAGCAGTTGGTGCATCTATTGTTATAGATAGAGCAGGAACAATAGGTGGATTAGCTATTAATAAACTTAATGGCACTAGAAGTATTACGGCTGTTATTGATGAGAATACTTATGAGTTTACAGCAGGATCAAGTTCTACATCTAATGCTTCGGCTGATGGAGGTGGTGCTCCGAGGGTAGCAACAGGTGCAGCGACTACAGAATGGCAAGAGCAAAGCTACTCAGCAGTACGTGGATTTCCTGCAGCCGTTACCTTTCATCAAAACAGATTATGGTTTGGTGGTACACTAGCACAACCTGATGGTATATGGGGTTCTAAGTCTGGGCAGTATTATAACTTTGACGTAGGTGATGGTGAAGATAACGATGCACTTGATCTTACTGCAAACGTTGGTGAGATATTTACTATTAGACATTTAGTATCTAACAGAGACTTACAGGTCTTTACTACAGGTGCAGAGTTATTTGTTCAAGCACCAACAGATAAACCTGTTACTCCTGCTAATGCACAGATACGCAGACAGACTCCCTATGGTAGTTCATTTGTAAAGCCTACAGTATTTGATGGTGCTACTTTGTTTATACAGAAAACTGGTAGTGCATTAAGAGAATTTCTATTTGCTGATTCAGAAGCATCGTATACATCTGTAGCTGTATCAGGACTAGCACCACATTTAATAGTTGACCCAGTACAACAAACATCAATCAAGGGTGCGTTAAATAGAAGTGAGTCATACGCATTTTTACTGAACAGTGATGGTACGTTAGCTGTATTTTATTCTATACGTGGAGAACAAAAACAAGGTTGGTCCTTATGGGATACAACAGGTAAGTGGCATTCAATATGTTCTATACATGAAAGATTGTTTGTTGTTGGTTCAAGAAATGATGGCTCAGGTACAACCAAGCTATTCTTAGAAGAGTTTCAAGTAGCTATGCCTATGGATTTCTGTGATGAATTTAGTGCATCAAGTAGTGTGTTTGGTAGTTTAACTTCACACTTTTCTAATGGTGCAGTTGTTAAAGCAATTAGTGGTAATGATTATCTTGGAGAGTTTACAATCTCTGGAGCACAGATAGATGCATCATTAGCTAAATCAGGTGTGTCCACTGGCTTTATAGGTTACGCATTCGTTCCTCTCATCACGACCTTGCCAGTGGATGCAGGTATTATTGGTGGCCCTCTTACTGGAGAGCCAAGAAGAATTAGTCGTGTTGTATTAGATTTACATTCTACTTTAGCTGTATCAGTCAATGATAAAGACTTAGTGTTTAGAAATGTTACTGATGATATGTCAGCAGATAGAGTAGCAGTTACAGGTAAGGAAGAGTTTAGGGTGCTAGGATACAGTCGTGACCCACGAGTTAATGTATCACAGAGTTATCCTTTTAGTTTAGACTTAAATGGTATGGTAGTGGAGGTAGCGTTCGGATGAGTTATTGGATGGTTGCAGGTGCAGTTCTAAGTGCCTATGGTTCAATGCAAGCAGGTAAAGCTAAAGCAGCAGAAGCTAGAGCAAGGCAAGCACAGATAGAAGAACAAAAGAAAGATGCAGAAATAACTGCAATGCAAGAACATAATATAAGAATGGCAAATCTTAATGTAATGCTAGGTGTAAATCAATCTCTTGGTGGTCTTATGGGCAGAGACATTGGAAGTGATAGATCATTAAAAGCTATAGAAGAAAGAATGAAAAGAGAAGCTAGAACAACGTCAGATAGAGCAAGACTCCAATATGTAAGCCAACAAAGTCAACGTTCTATGGGTATACAGATTGCAGGAATGCAAGCAAGAAACGCAAGACGTGCAGGTCAAATTGCAGCAGTTGGCAGTTTGTTAACTGCAGGTCATCAGTATTCTAAAATAAGTCCGGGAACCTCTGGTGGAGGTTTACCCCCAGTTGTGAGTGTATAATGGCAGAATTTTTAAAAGCAAAGACATCAACATTTGTTAACAAACCTATGGGTGTAATAGATACTAGAACAGGTGGAGCAGATGTTGGTAACGCATTAGCTAAACTAGGTAATCAAATATCAACTATGGCATTCCAAGATGCAGTCATAGATCAAAAAAAAGCAGGTGCAGATTACGTTGGGTCATTGCAAACAAGAGATTCTGACGGCAATTTAAAGTTTGAACCTCTTCCTCAATCATTAAGTCAAGTTGCTAAAGAGGCAGCAAGTCCTTTACTTAGAAAAAGATATGCTAATGATTTACAATTAGATGCAAGCAAAAAGCTTAATGACCTGCATCTTAAATATAAAGATGATCCAGAAGCTTTTGAAAACCAGTCTAATCTATATATTACAGAAACAATTAAGACTTTAAAAGATAATGGATATGGAGAATACACTGGTGAGTATGCCAGTAACGCTACAGGTCTTATGGTTCAGCATTCAAACAAATTAAAGATGGATGTTTATAAGAAACAAGAAGAAGTAGCTAACGAAAAAGAAAGAATAATTGTAGATGATTACATTAACGAATCATATGAATTAAGAAAGTCAGGCAAGGCTCAAGACGCAGATGCAATAGATAAAGTCAACAGAGATATACTTGATGCTCTTATAGAAAGAGATGCAGTCAACTCGCCTTACTATAAAGAGAAAAAAGATTTAATAGTTACTAACTCAAGACAAGCTATTATAGAAAATACTCTGACTAAGTTTCAAGGCAATAAGTTTGCAATGTCTGCTTATGACAGAAGCTTAGCTTTAGGCTCTATACAAACAAATCAAGACAGAAATATTTTGTCCAAATATGGTATTGACGACAATCATTTTAAAGCAATACGAAACAAATTAAATATTACTCAAGTAAAAAAACTTAGTGCATTTGTAGCAACAACAGAGGGCAAGTTTGCAGGAGGCAATGCAGCAACTAGTAAACGCTTGTCAGTAGAAGCAGAGGGCGTTGCCATTAAAAATGGGTTGGGTAGCGACTCTAAGTTAGCTGATTCATTTTATGGAAACGGGCTTGGTTTGGGTAGAGAGATGCAAGCAAATGACGTAGCTTTACTTAATAAACCAAAAATAAGTAACATAC